AAAAATTATTTTATATTTTTTTATTAAAAATTTTTATATATATTTGCAGAAATAAAATTAAACGATATGAATATATTAGAGAAATTGATTTCAGAAACCGCAAAGAATAATAATAGCTTTGCAAAAATGGTCGGAGTAGCACCATCAAAATTAGCGTTACAAATAAAAAGTAAACACCCATTAATCCCAGCGATTGAATATGCTAAAAAATTAGGATTAAAAGAATTGAAAGGAATAGATAACGGATGTTATATCCATTTAGAATTTTAAAGCGATCCACCTACTACAACACCCAACACAACACCAATAGGCAAAGCGTACTTATAGAAATTATTTGTACGCTTTTGCTTTTTTATAAATTTCTCTTGCTCTTTTGCGAGTTCAATAAGATTAGATTCTTTTATTTCAAAATTACTGATAATACTATCTTTGAAAATACCAGCAGTTTTTTCATTTCCTAACATTTCAGTAGTAACTATTAACATACTATCGATATAATCATAATCAGTAAATTTCAAAGCCACCTCAATACTATCTTTTCCTTTTAAAACTTCTTTTGCGTCTTGGCTTGTTTTAACGCGTTTTAAGGCACTATTTCTGTTTCTGTATATTCTTTGTAGTTCGGCTTGTTTTTTTTGATTCTGCGTGTCTAAAAACGCTATTGTGTCCCTATATTTAGATATTACTTCCTTATCTATTGAATCATTTTTTATTTTTACTTCTTTGTACACTAATTTCGGTTGTGAATTTTCGCATCCTCTAAATAGCATAAATACTAAAAGGATTACAAAAGCAATAAACCAAATGTTAATTTGCTTTAAAATTCTAAAAATGTTAATCTGTACCATTAGTAATATCTTTTAATTGATTAAAAACTTGTTCTTGTTTATTTCCCCAATACATATCGCATTTAAAACCGTCTTTGGTTTCATATCCTACGTTGTTATTTGTAAAGTAACTTTGTCTAAACTCTGATTCATTTGCAGTATATCGGTAACAACTTCCTTTTATCGGACAATTTACGCCCTTGCATTTTGTTATATCAGCCATAGTTATCGTGTTAATGTAAACTCTAATTCTATTCCATTTTTACTTAAATAAACTTTCATCCAGCAACTACCTAAATGCTTCGGCATTCCTATTTTTTCAACCGCCCAACCTTGACCGCTTTCAAATTCTTCTTTATAAGTTCCTGTTTTTACGTGATATTGTTTTTTAACCTCAACTGTTCCTGTGTGTTGATTCATAATATAACGAGGATGCGTCATTATCCAACCATCGTGCGTATGTCCTGACATAACTACGTCTGCATTTGGAAAGATTGAAGCGTGTCTTGCAACTGATAAAGCTCCTTTTGTGATAACTCCGCCCCAATGTCCGTGATCGTAAGCTATATTACAAGGAAAATTTCTTCCGTGAAAAGAAAAATTTAAATTAATATATCCCATATAAGCTCCCAATTGAATATCACTATTTGCTATGGTATTAATACGTTCAATTAAACGCATTAAAATATTAGTTTCTGCACGATCTGAAACTCCGCTCTCGTGATTACCTATATTTATCTGAAGTATATTATCTGCATAAGGGATCATCTTTTGAGCAGTATCGTTTATAACTAAATCTAAATAATCATTTCCGTTGTGTTCAGCTCTTATTGCGGACTTTGCTTTTCGTGGATCATATTTACCTTGCATTAAGCAAAGCATATCTCCGTTAATAATTATCTTTGCGTTTCGTTTTTTAGCTTCGTCTAAGTGTTTAAAAAGTAGTTCTCTGTTTGTTTTAGGATTGTCAAAGTGCCAATCTGAAGTAAGTAAAAAATCAAATTCCGTAGTTGTATTAGTTTCAAAAGTGTACCTGTGGAAATTGTGAGCTTTCTTTTGTATTTTCATAATTTGTTTTTTTGTGTTTTACCATCTTGCTTTAGTTCCTCTAACGTCATAATGTACCCAGCTCGGATAAATACCTATTCCGCCTTGTTTCATTTTACCTTGTTCAATAAGTCCTTCAATTACTAAAGCTACTTCTTTAGGTGTCATTCCTGATACTTTAATATCAGCAGCCATTCCTTTAACGTGCTGACTATCTTTTGCACCACCTATTTTTTTATTATGTTGTGGACTTCTGTAACCGCTTGTAATAGATATTGATTTACCTATTGAATCACGTAATACTTGTAAATTTTTAGCAAGTTGTAAAATATTAGGCAATACGTTGTTCGGTATATCTCTACCACATTTAGAGTTAAATTCTTCTAAAGTAAAATTATTCGTTAGTTTTGCCATCTTTTTTCTTTTTAACTAAATCAATTATTTTCATAACAGTGTACACTATTGAAACTGCTAATAATACTAATTTAAAACCTTGTTCAACTTGGGTAAAACTTACCGCCATAGCAACCGAGTTTAATGCGTATAATTCAAAATCTTTAAGAGACATTTTTTACTTTCATTAAACGTTCAACAATATTAGTAACACCCTCTATTGTTATGTAAGAAGTTGCTATAATTACCCAATCAGTTGATGTAATAACTCCACTGAATAAACCAGCGGAAGCTACTACAAAAACTGTTAATTTACGACTAACCCACTTTGATAGGAATAAGTCTATTTTTTCTTTTCTGCTCATATTAACTTAAATCTGCTATTTGGTTTCCTGTTGTTTCAACAGTTGCTGAATTTCTTAATCTTACCGCTACATCTACGCTTGATGTATTTAATTCATTAATAACTTCTGAAGCCACTTGATTAACTTCTGTGTTACTCGCAGGGTCGCTTGGTAAATTATCTGTTTTTGCTTTTATAGTACTAACTTGTGCGTCTAAATTATCTTTTACTAATTTACCAAAACTTCCTGATGTATTAAAATCACTTGAAGATAATAATTTAGTAAATATTTCAGTTGCTATTAAAGTAGGAGTTGTTGAATAAGTACCCGTTGTATTATCAGTAGGAACACCTAAAAGAACATTACTCGGATTTGGAACTACTAATGTTCCTGTTAATTCTCCACTTGCTCCATAAGTTACACCATTTCTAACATTACTTGTAGCAGGATTTCCTAAAGCAACTCCAGGAGTGTATAAAGTTCGTGTAATTGTGTTTGTGCTATCTTTAAACTGCCAAGATGTTACGTTGTTATCTATTACCACTCTACCAGCGTAAATAGCTGCGTAAGTATCTGTATGCACTACATTACCTCTAACCTTTACAAATGTTGTTAAAAGTCCTGAAACTGCTGGAGAGCCACTTCCTGAAGTAGTTACTCCTAATAAATCTATCGTTGCAGGAGTTGAAGCGTTTATTATAGCAGGACAACCCCCAACACCGCTTGTATTACCTATTATGTTTAAAGTTGAACCAGCTGTTGTAAAAAAAGATGGCGCTGTTCCTGCAATTTGATTTCCTGTTTGATTGTAAGTAAATGGAGATTGTGTATAAATTCCAACACCTACTCCTGTTGTTACATTGGTTGCTCCACCTGTGCAATTTCCAGTATGATTATAAGTACAATTTGCGGTTATAAAAATAGTAAAGGAGCCAGCAACATTTTGGCTTTGATTACTAATAATATCGCCAATATGATTAATAATTCCAGTTCCTGTTACATCAAAAATTCTTCTACTTGAGTTATTTTGATTATTTAAAGTAAAATTACCTACAATATTAAATGTTCCATTTGAACTATACCTTATTGATTGACTACCACTAATTGCAGCTAAAGAAATTACATTACCATTAAAAGTAGCGGTATTACCACTTGATAAATCATATAAAAGAGTAGGTGTAGTACTTCCAACTTCAATAGCATTACTTGCAGTACAAGTCAAATTACCACCATTTGCAAATTTAAACTGACCACCTGCTGTAATCGCTGGTGTTGTGTTAGCTGTATTTCTTATTGTTAATACCATAAACGTACCATTTATAGTTACTGTAAAGTTATTGGCATATACATCATCCGAAGATGTAGGTAAAATTCCCCCATCCCAAGTGGCTGTATTGCTCCAATTACCGTTAGCGACTGCATATCTAATTGCCATAAATTACCAATTTTTATTGTCAATAAATTTTTGAATAGCAGTCATTACATCAGTTGCACATTCTATTCCGATTGCATCGCCTGACGTAAATACATCTAAATATAACTGACTTCTCGATTCGTCTAATAAATCAATCTTACCATCTTCATCGTATCTATAAGGTGTTAATTTCATTGATACACTTCCGCCAATAGAAGTTTCTTTTACTAACGGACTAACTGCTAAATTTAAAGCGTAAAATGGATATTCAATTCCATCTACTATAATCGGATTTCTACTTACTAAAGCCATATTTATTATTTTATGTTATTATACTTGTCCAAGTTACATTTGTTAAAGTTGTTGTTGATGTTGTACCATCTGCAAAAACTTCGATTTCACTTACAGTCCAAACTGCATCAGTTTCTAAACTACCAGCAGGAGCAGTTCCGCAATACGAATAAGGAGAATCCCAATAATGACGTTTTTCTTTTGTTACTATTTTTAAAATCCATACTGCATTATCTTCTGTTGCGTCGGTACATTCGTAAACATCTCCATTATCTAAAATCCATCGACTACCTATAACAAATCCTTTTGTTTCGTCATCAGTTGCAGTTGGTAAAAATGTAAAGTTATGCGAAACTTCACGAATAGTAAATCCATCTTGTTGCATTACATATTGGCGACCTGCTTCCCATTTCAACTCGTAATCAATAGAACAAACTAAAGCTACACCTTTTGCACCGCCATTATTTGAATCAGTTAAACCTTTTCTTATTCTTGAACCATTATCAAAAGTAATCTCATCTCCATCACTAATTGAAATATCATTTCCGTTTGTAATATTACTTTCAGCTAAAACGCTTTCAAGAGTTGGAGTTGGCGGATTAGGAATATCCTCTAAAGTAATAAAAGGATTTATACCATCTTCGCCATCGTTTATTAAATCCGAAGTTTTAGTAATATTAGAAGCTTGTACTTTGTTAATATTTACTTGTATGATTTCCTCTGTAACATTAATAGAAACATCTTCAGTAGTTGCATATAGGTTTAAATCTACAACCTCAACAACTTCCGAAGCAACGATATTAACTTGGTCAATATTTTCAGTAACGTTTATGTTTACATTATCACTCATTATCTTGTAACGTCATTTGTTATTAAAAAGTTTCCGCTTACATACGTTTTAATTTCGCCATCAAAATCAAATTGAATATCGTATAAGTAATTACCAGCGTCAATATTTATAATCTGTTCGTTAATTTTAAATAATCCGTTTATAGCGTCTATAATTGTTAAACCTGCATTATCTACTGAAGTTAAATTTAAAGCGATTACACCGCCGTATTCTTTGCGTAATTGCATACGTATAACGGTATCGGTTAAATCTACTGCAACTTCGTTTATCATAATTTCAAAGTTTACCGCTTCGAAAGTATCGCCTCTTTTATGTGTAAAATTTAAACTCATCTTTGTTTATTTAAAAGGTTTCTAACATATAAATCCTCATCAACGTATTGATTTTCTAAATACCAACTACCAAAGCTCGGTTTATTTGGATTTACTACGTTGTCAGAATTATAATTCCACTCAGGTAAATTCTTTTTACAAAGCCATTTGTACATTCTTTCTGCAAACATATCAGCTTTCGCTCTCATTTCACTTATCAAATTTGATAACATTTGATTATCAATTGCAGTTGTATTAGCTGGAGTAGGTAAAGCAATACCATTGTTTCCAATTGTAAAAGCTCCAATTTTTAAAAACTCTAAAGCACCCTGTCTAATTAAGAAAGGTTTAATGTAATTGTCATAAAGCGTTTCATAATCGCCCTCCAATGTTTCAGCTTCGTAGTCCTCACAAATTTTTTCGTATAAATCTTCGCCTAATAACTCCTCTAATCGTGTTATTTGTGCATCAATAATACATTGACGCAATCTGTCTACATCAATATTCCCACCTAAAGGAGTATTTTCTGTTATCTCGTTATCTTTTAAAAGTATTACCATTATTTTAATCTAAAAAAGTTATTGCTTTCCTGTGCAGGTTGAGCCACTAAAGGATCATTCTCTTCCCACTTTGCCTTTGATCTATCTGCTGGATCTAAAGCTAAAATCATTTTTCGTGCTTCGTTTACGGATAACGATTCGTTGTTTCTTCTTAGGTATATTTTACGCATCCAAAAATGTTTACAATTAACACCGCCTTTATATAACCAAATATTATAAGTATCTGCACCCTCTGGACCAAGTCCAGGATTAACAACTTTACTACCGGCCAACTCGATATCCTCTTTTCTATATACCTTATCAGCTTTTATCATTTTACTGCAAAATTCTCTTTGCCCTTTTCCATCGCCTGAATATGAATAACGTATTTTAAATAAGCTTGTATCTTGTTCGCTTTTTACGTTTGGAAATGAACTTGGCACTCTCGCTAAACTTAATTCTAATTCTCCAAATGTAGGCTCTCCACTTATTGCAACTTCGTCAATTAATTCCCATTCTTCATCGTTAATTTCTTCTCCTAAATTTATAAGCTCATCAGCAATTAAATCAGTTGAACTTTTTTTTTTGCTTTTAATTTCTTTTAATTCAACTTTTTTTTCTTTTGACATTGTTATTTGTTGAGCTGAATTTCCTGAAAATAACGCCTTAGCAACCGCTGGCTCAAATTGTAGCATCTGAATTAAGAATGTAATTGCTTGGTCGATAGTTAAAACGCCATCTTTTACCGCTTGCATAATATCAAGTGAACTCGCAATTTGTGCTCCGTTGTAACTCGCCTCTTTCTTTATTAAATCTTCGCTTGCCACTTCAGGAATTACTCCATCTGAAGTCGGCTCAGTTTGTGTAGCTTGTTCCTCTTCTCTTAAATTAACAAACTCTAAACCGCTCAATCCCTTAACGAACTCTATTGAATCAATTACAAGCTCTTGAATCGGTTGTATTACATTTAAATAAGTTTCGTTAAAAGCAGTTTCAATTTCTTCTGCATTCGAGCTAAATCCTGTACTTTTTGTAATTCCTAAAATAGCACCCGATACAACTTTGTGAGCAATACATATTTTATTTTGAGCTTCTTGTGTCAAAAAGTCATATTGCTTATGTGCGTCGCTAACTTGCAAAGCCGATATAGTAGTTTCACTTTCTTTATTATCGTTAAAACTTAAAAGGAATTTACCAGCGTTTGTACTTCCGGTTAATTGGTTTCTGATTTGCTTTGAAAATTTGTTTAAATCCTCTTCGCTTTCAGGCTTGCCACCATTCACGTTAATAACGTGTCCGAAACTTAATCCGTTTTTAATATGATTAACGTAGTAGTTTGCTAATTCAGACTCAACTTCGCAATAAGGTAAAGCAGAAATGTAAGATGGATTACCAAAATAAAATTGCCCAACTTGTGGCGACTTAATTACATAAACTTGATTTTCTGATTTAGATCCATAACCATAAACAGGTATTTTTTTAGCAGGGTATTTTTTCTCATCGTCCCAATTAAAAGAATACCAATACGCTTTGATTTCGCCATCCTCTGCTTTGTTTGGTAATAACTTATCTTTTTCAATATGGTATAATTTGCCTTTTGGAGTGATTTCAAAAGATGCCTCTCCAAATAATACCATATCAAAACAAACACGTCTTAAATCGCTTTTAGATATAAAATCCTGTTGAATGTTTAAACCAAGTCCGTAAACATAACGAGCATACGAATCAATAATAGCTGAGTTTGTAGGTGAGCTATAATAACAAGCGATAATGTCTTTATACATTTGATTATCTTCGCCATTCATAACCCAATTTTTTGAGTTACTTTCTTTAATTTCTGGTCTTACATATTCCTTTGCAAGTTTTAATACTTCTAATTTCATATAGCTTTTGCTTTACTTCTGTAAATTAAATTTTGATTTCTTGTTATTTCAATAGTATAGCTTCCTTTTATAAATTCAAAATCAAAAATTATGTAGCTATAACCATTATCTAAATAACATTCAATATCTTCTATTTCTGTTTTAGTGTTTGTTAATTCGTGCCATATTGTAACATCAACAATAGACTTAAAACTTCTATGTATAAAAGTTAAATTGTGAGTTGTATTCTCTGAATTAAAGTAGTCCATATCTTAATAACGTATTTTGTTATTTTTTTTACACAAAAAAAACGCCCCAAACTTAATTAGAGCGTTTTCAAAACACAAAGTATCAAATTAAACCTCAGGAGTTTCTCCGATATAGCTATTAGCTACAGTTGCCAATAAAGCACTCTTTGCACCAGAGCTTAAGAAAGGAGCCATTTCAGGCTCTTCAGCAGTAAGCTCGATTGTATATCCGTTTAAATCAGCTTTTGCAGCACCTGTTACCGCTGATCCATTAGAAGCTTTTGCAGAATTTTTTAATCCCATTAATTTGATATTCCCGTTATAGTCCTCTACAAAAGCTATAACTCTATTTCTCATTAATAAGAATAATTCGTGTTGCAATTCCTCTTCTTGTACTGGAAAAGTTCCCGCTAAAACTTGCGTAAAAAACAAAGATCCAGTTTCCCAATTGATAGTAGGAGTTTCAGTAAGTCCGTTTGTACCACCTGTGAACTCATACTTAAAAGTTTCCTCCAAAGTTCCTAAAGAACTAACTACTTGTGAAGTTGCAGTAATACCATAGTCAGCGTAAAGACCTATAAAGATATTCTTAACGCCACCTATTGCACCTAAGCAACTTACTTTTTTTCCTTTTGTAATAAAATCACAACTCATATTATATATGTTTTTAAAAAGGCTCTAATTAAAGAGCCTTTATATTAATTATTATGCTTCAGGGATTCTGTAGTAAACGATTTCAGCACCGTAAACATAAATAACACCAGCATTATAAACCATAGTTCCACGAACTTTACCGGTTAATAAGCCGATTGAATCCTCATCTACTACTTGGATTGAATTGTGATCTTCAAAAGCACCAGTAGCAAAACCTAAGTTTCCAGTTTCAGCAATTACAATAGTGTTTTCAGGTAAACCACCGATTTCGATAAGTCTATGTTTTCCAAATACTAACTCAGTATTAGCATTACCACCTAAACCATTAACAGTTCCTTTTTCAATTAAGTAAAAGTTATAAGCTTGTGCAACATCAGAAGAAATTAATACATTTAAAGTTTTTCTTCTTAAAGCTACAGGAATATCTCCGATTGCTTTCATTAACTCATCAATAACATTATCTTTATCGATAGCAGTGCCATCTACAAAAATAACATCGTCATTATCTACAAACTGAGTTAAGAAACCATCATAACCATTTGTAGCAACTGTACCTTGCCAAATTGTGTCATCTGTATAAGAAGCCTCTTCAGCTAATTTAGAAGCGATAATTCCGTCTAAAATTTCTTTAGGGAATACATCGTTTGCAGCAGAAGCACCCATTTTCTCTTCATCCCAAGTTGCTCTGAAAGTTTCTTTACAGAAATCAAAGTCATCTTTGAATTTTACAGGAGTTACAGATTTTTCAGCTAAAGTAATTGATCCAGCTGGCTCGTGTCCGCAAGTGTACTCACGTCTTCCGTTTGTAGTTTCTAATTTTCTAAGTGATAACTTATTATTTACATTAGGGTATAAAGTTACAACCCCTGATTTTAACGTGTCTGATTCTTTCCACGCTTTTAAAAATAAACCGCCCGCTACTTTTCCATTGTAGTTAGAGCTTACATTTGTTGTTGTTGGCATTTTTTATTTGTTTTTAAGTTCGTTAAACATTTTCTCTACTAAAGAAGTAGGAGCTTGCTCTACTGCTGGAGTTGGATTTGCTTTTGCAAGTCTTACTTCTTCTTCTTCCTGAGCTTCTTTTTTCATTTCAGTTTTGAAGTCTGCTAATTGTGAAGCAACTGCTTTAGCAATTTCTCCAACATAAGCTTGCATAATTTCATTTACTTTAGCCTCAACTGAGTCGTCAGCCATTTCAACTTTTTCTTCCTCTTCTTTTAATTCTTCCTCTACCTTTTCGGTAAGTTCACTTATTTTCCCATCAACTACAACTACAGTCATAGTTTCAGTTTCATAAGTACCATCAGCAATTGCTTCGGTCATTTCTTCATTAGCGAAAACAGGAGTATCAACTGCTAAAGCATCGCCCTCAAAGAACATCGCTTGGTCATCAATAGTAACCTGTTTACCTAACTTAACATCTTTTGCTTTCAAGGAATCGAATCCCTCTTTAATAGCAGTTAAAATAGTTTCTAAATTCATATCTGTTTTTAATTGTGAATTCTCATCAAGCTCAAAAGCTCCGTCAATTGATACGCCTTTGATTTCGCCACTTTCAATTTTTGCCATAACCTCATCGTCATCAACTCTAAAGATTGTAAACCACGTGCCAATTGGCTGGTTAAATCCTTTTATTACTGACTGATCGTGTACATTATCTTTTTTTATCCAAGTTTCAACGAATGTAACTCCGTCTAACTTTAAATTTATATCGTGTTCTAAGGTGCTTTCGTTTTGATAACCACGTTTTTGAAACGCTTGTTGTGCCATTTCAATAGTATCAGCTTCAAAAACTATGTTAAAAGGATTGCCGTTTTCGTCAACTCTTAGTATTTTTTGGTTTGGAATAAGTACCGGCGACATAAAAAGACGTTTTTCTTTGTCAATTTCTGCTAATTTTATATCATATTCCTTTGACATTTGCACAAAAAACTCCTCAATAGCAGGATCATTTACCAAACTAATAGCGTAAACACCTTTATTTTTGTTGGGATTAAATTTTACTACATAGGTTTCCATAACTTAATAACGAAAAAAAGTTTGTATTTTACATTTTTTTGTTTACATTTGTACTTCGCTACAACAATAAGATATTTAATCCCTGACATTTGTAGCGAGTGTTGGGGATTTTTTTTAAACAATTTATTATGAAAAAACACACTTTTTGCAGGCATATTGCATCTTTAAATAATAAGAATTATTTAAATAAAAAAATATA